GTGCGACTGGATGGCAGCCCGATCTGGAAGACGTCCTGCGGCAACAGACCACTCAGGCTCACGTCCGCAGGGAACCATTCTTTGCCTGATGTCACGATGTCACCAAGATCTCCGATATCCACCTGGATTGGATCCCCGTTGAGATCGGTGATGGCATAGGGCTTACCGTCATCCCCTTTCATGCGAAACTGGAGGGACTGCTCATCAGGAGACACCGCCCAATGCCCCACCATCTGCATCGCGGAGCGGATGGCTGCTTCCTCCTGAGCAGGATCCTGGAACAGTTTGAATGTGGGAAAGTGCGCCTCAGTGTTGATCTGAGCAACGTCAAGAGCCTCAGTCATCTTTCCAAGAAGACCGGGAATCCTATCAACGGTCGTATCGTTGATCTTGCCAGTCTTAGGAATCACCGTGTCGTTGCTTCCCACGGACACCAGATGACGAGTTGATCCAAAGATCCGCTGCGTAGCAGTAACCACAGCGTCCTTCGGCTTCAGGTTTGGGGGCCTTGCTGTCAGCTCTGCCGCATAGTCCTGGATCGCCGCCTGAGCCTCAGCAAAGTTTCTGCCCTCGGAGTCTCCGAAGGCATTAGCCCATTTCAACACTTCGGGGCTCGTCCTGATCTGATTCTCGAGGTCGGTGTGAACCTTCTCGCCGATGATCTTTTTGTTCGCCTCACGATTAAACTGCGAGGTAAGAAATCCCGGAAGCCACGGCTGTCCCATGTTCGCGAACGCTGCCTGAATGGCCACCTTCGGCTGCTCATGTTCCGGCAGCAGCGCCTTCATGTCCGAAGATATGATCGCAAACTGCTCTGGCGTCGGATACATGTTCATCAGATCACCAATGACCTGCTGAACAGCATCGGAACCCTTGGCGTTGTTGAGCGTCTCGGCAATGCTCTTAGCACTGGTCTTCGATAGAAGATGTGGATTTGGAAGATTCTGAAAGTATGCTGTGCGAGGATCCCTTGCACCTTCAGGAGCCCGCCCCTGGTAATTCAGAATGTCATCATTTAGCTGCTGACGAGCTTCGAGTATCTGCTCCTTCGGAGCCTTGGTGTCGATCAGCTCCTGAACAAGAGAGGCCCTGTAAGAGATGCTTGGAATCTCCTTCTTCATCCACTCCACAGGGTCGTGCTGATAGAGTGTTGCACTCTCATGGAGCTTCTTCTGGAGAATGTGCTGCGCCTCCACATTGTCGGGATGTGCCTCCATGAACGACTTCAATGCGTATGCCTGCTCTGTCGGAGGACGACCCATCACGGACTCGTAGGCCCCGTTGGCCTTCTCGATGTTCTGCATCGTCCGCTGATGGTCATCGAAATACGCCTGGGCATGTGGACCAAATACATCGAAAGCAGCCCTGGGAATCATGGTCGCTGTGCCCACCCCGTTCATTGCGGATCGCTCGATCCTGTTTGCAGAATCCAGGAGCGATTTTCGAGCACCAAAATTATTGGCATCCTCGACATGCTGGATCTTCGTCTCCAGTGCAGAATACTTCTGACCATCCAGATTCGCTTCTGAAAGCAGCTGTCGAGCGAGTGTCGGGCTCTGATGCAGGACTCGGTCGATCATCCCGACTGTGCCTTGCTCAAGGAGCTTGTTGGCGAGAACAGGGTTTGTCTTACCAAAGTTCTTGGTTACGTCCTCCTGATATTTGCTCAGGGCACCACGGGCCATTCCCTCAGCAGCCACAGGATCTGTGGCGAACATCTGCGAGATCATGTTGCCCTGCCCATTGATCCCGTCTTCGAGAGCCAGCGCAGTGTCCTGGACCTTCTTTTGAACAACAGTCTTCAGGGCTACATTGTAGCCACCCGCAGCGATCTGATCGACATGCGCCTGAGCATGGATCTTTGCCTCTTTGGACGGCGCAGCTGACGTCCACACAGCAGCGAATTTCTGCATGTGCTTCTCATACGTCTTATGAAAGTCCGGGTCTGCTGCGTTGTTTGGATCATCCAGGAATTCTCCAGAATACTTGGTCGCCTCTGCCGACAGCTTGCTGAGATACTGTGTATCCCCAAGCTGCTTCAGGTGCATATTGATTGCCTGATTGTCTCGGGACACCGACTGCAGTCCTTGCGATAAATTGTTCAGGCCCTGAGCCACGGCGTTCGCGCCAGAGCTATCACCAAATACAGATGCGTCGATACGCGCACCCTGCATCGGTGTTTGAACTGCCCCAGCCTGAATTGTCTTAAGTGTCGCCATGTTATTTAATGAGAGCCTTGTCTCGACGATACTGGGAGCCAATCGACAGGGCGCTACCAGTCGCCGACAGCGCACCGCCGATCATATAGCCTGATTTCTGGGCCGATGCTGAAGCAGCCTTCCTTCGATACATGCTCGCCTCAAACTGACTGTTGGATGCCGAGATATTCCCTGCATATACCTCCGAGAGCGCATTGAGTTCGCCCTGGATCGCAGAGTCGTATGCCACAGCTTCGGCAGATCCTGTTGCCAGCAGTCCATTGGCCCCTGTGGTCGCCCGATTGGAGGCTGCGATCCTTCGATTCTGCTGGCGGATCCGTTGGGCATTGGCCTCAGCCTGCTGGCGGGCGATATTGGCATTATTCTCTGCCTGCGAAGCCATGGCCTTTTGAGCCTCAGCCTCCCGGTCAGCCGCCGCCATGTTCTGCGACACGGAGACACCAGTGGCCGCCGCCGTGGTAGCCAGGGCTCCGATCGCCAACGCTAATGTCAATCCGCCGTCAGCCATGTTATTCGTAGATTCGGGCGTAGCGGATATGATCCACACCGCCCTTACCGTAGTTGAGCATGAATCCCTCAGGAATAAATCCCAGAGCGACCAAAAATGTGTTGGACCTGGTGTCCCTCGCCTCTGCTGTGCATTGCAGCCTGCGGGCGTCCACGTCCGTCGCATAGGAATCGAGGGCTTCCTGACACGCAATCAGGAATGTCTTCCGCAGCCGCCGGACGTTCTCGTAGTCCAGGATCTTCAGCCAGATCTCATGGACACCAGAGATGATTTCGATGGCACCGCCCACAGCATACATCTCACCCTGCTCACCTCGGAAGGTGAACTCGTGGCTCTTGATGCCACGCTCTGCTGCGCCTCGAAGTGCCATCGCAAGCTCCATGGCTCCGTGATCTTCAAGCACCCCAATCACTCCGATATCCTCTACTTCCTTCATATTGGTAGATTTCCAACTGCGTTTGATGTCGCAATTGAGAGTATCGTCGCTGGGTATGGTTTTGCCATACAAATTGTAACAGACCCCGCCCTGTCGCTGGCGTGATTCCACTGCAGGTTCCGCCACCCAGACTCGAGCTCAGGCGGCTGCCCATAAACCACGTCGCTGGCCTGTGCAGTCAGTTCGTAGGGTGTGTTCGCTGGAGAATCCCCGTAGCACACGCCTGCTGCATCCTTCAGAAGAACATTTGATGAGGGCACTCGTCGGATTTTTCCCGAGGAGCTTCCTGCGGGGCCGCCGCCTTCGACCGGGAGCGTTTTGACATAAGCCGTGAAAGGAAGTCCAACTTGGACCTTCTGCGCTTCCACGCTGATCGTAACCGAGCCAGATTGCACCGTAAATTGTCCCGCATAAGTTCCATCTGCCACCACGTCCACAGTCTTCCCCTCAAGATGGCTGAGACCTGTGACCGTGGTGATCGCAGGCCCGCTGTAGACAATGGTCGAATCGGTGAGAACCACATCAGATCGCTCAACCAGCAGGGGATCGTAGGCCCTGTCCATCTTCTCAATGTATCGAACTTCCTGACCACCAATCGTCCGATTGACTGCGAGGTATATCGAGTCCTGGCCTCCCGCTTCATCGGGAATCCCAATGATGGACTCAATCACACCTCCCACATCATGGAGTGACCACCCAACAACCTCCTGCTTTTTCTCGTAGGTCATGCAGGCCAGCGACCCATTATTGGTCACCACCCACACAAGCTGAAAGGGTTCCTTCTGCAAGGCGACACGATAAGCACCACCACCCTCTTTCAGGATGTGTTCGCTGACGATGGTCAGGTCGTTGGTCTCGTAACCATCGACCTGGAAATTGTAGGACATCTCATAGACCTTGAAGCCATGTCGCTGGACGAACATGGTCGTGGTGTCAATGCGGGCAACACCGCACCCAGGCCGAGATCCATTGGGGCTCTGCGTGATCGCCCGAACATTGGTCGGGGTCAGTGCCTCGTTGATCGAGGATGCAGGACGGACCTGCCACTCCCCTGAAACTGTTCCCAGTAGAAGCACAGATCCAGGGGACAGCCATGTGATCTCATTGCTCTCTGTCGAGAGCAGGGTGCCTGCAATGGCGTCCGTATCCAGAACAACAGAGTCTGCCTGCGACACCGCGTGGTTGTAGTAGTCCCCGGAAGCACTCAGCCAGAACGACTGGGGCTCCGTGTCTGTCCGTGCGAAGCACAGGCGATCCTGGTGAAATGCAACATGCGAAGGCCAGCCTGTGGTATCGGACCAAGCACCGAGCTTGAAATTGTCTGTGACCCCGTTGTTGTAGATCTGCGGAGGGTCGAACAAGGTCGGAGTTGTGGCACGGGAGTCCTTCTGATTCGGATCATAGACGATGTCCGATTCAATCGAGACGTTCACTTCTGTGGCGCTGACATACTCCGTCACCTTGCACCACATCCACGCGCCACCGTAGTTGAGCCGGATATGGCGATCCACATCGGTAGAGGCAAAGGTGCCCACGCTGGCTGTGATCGTCCCCGTGACAGTCTTGGTCACCAGAGTCCCCACACATCCGTCCGTGTCGAGAGCCGCGAACGTGGAAGCCGTGGTGGCGGAATTGATCTCGAGATCCAGATTCCCAAGGACATTCTGAGTGCTGCCACTGACTCCTGTAAAAGAGGTGATAAGATACCACTTCCGATCCACACGGATATACTTGCCCACGTCGTAGGCGGAAAATACGTCGTTGTGGTCGGACTTCAGAATGTAGTTTGGAGGCGTATCTGCTGTGGCAGTGATGCTCACATAAGGGGAAACCTTAGATGGGGCTCCCGAGACAGCGGATGCCGCCGCAGCCATCTCATCATGGTTCACCTCTCCAACGACGTTGGTGAAATAGGTGACGGTGAAGGATGTAGTCGAGGGGGTGGCGGTTACCTTGCCAAGACGCCACTTACCTTCTTCTCGAAATTCAATGTAATCCCCCGACGCGACGGGGGTTGCCGGGGCCACGTTCAGTGAGATCGTCGCTGTTGCCGAAATGTCCGAGAGCGTCAGGGTTGTTTCCGATGGTGCTGCTGCAGCATACGGACCATCGGTAGCCTCATAGGTATCCAACACCCAGTTGGTCGTGGAATACCGGCTCAGGCGACGAGTTTGGTGGGATGGATGTGCAATGAAGAGAATGTCCGCAGACTGTGTGAATGTCATCCGGTCCCAGTCATCCGCCGTATAAGGGGTGACTACCTCAATCGGGATCCGGGAGTCGTTCTGATAGATCCGCAGATAGAGGCGTCCAAACTCAAGGAGGTAGACCTGCGTGACCGAGAACTCAAACTTGTAGAGCAGCACACGCTCCGTCGAATTCTTGGTAGTGGCAATGTAACGGGTTCCGGGGCGGCGGGCGACACCGCCTTGTGGTCTTACGATCATGTTCCTGACCTTCTCCGCGCCATTCTGGTAGCGGGAGATGTCTGATCGACCGAGCATGGCTGGTGAGATCTCGCCAGCCGTGAAATTGGTTTGGAGCCCGTCGTTACGCACGAGAATTGATGAAGGATTCGGGGTTCACGTTCAGCTGGATTGGGTTCTCCACAGAACCCACACTCTTCGCCAGCTTGATGTGGTAGGCGAAGTCCTTCTGGATGGACATCTTCAGATTCATGTCAGCCGTGATCGGGATGCAGAGCTCTGCTGCAAGATAGCAGGCCGCTGCTTCCACAAAACAGGGGTCATAGAGTGACACATCCTCGACATCGTAGATATACTCGATCTTGAGACTGGTCTCGTTACTGTAGACCGACCGCCCACGAATATCAGAGTCGGGGTCGTTGGCCGTCACCAGACGGATGTAGTCAGAAGGGAGCGTGAAGCTGTTGTCGAAATCAGAGTCGTCCGGCGCAGTCGTAGACGCAGCCAGGGTGACGGACTTCTTGGCAAATTTCCAGGGATAGGAGCGCAGCAGGAATTGCCGCGTCGTTGGCCAGATGGCCACGGCCCGCGTTGCGTTCGGAGATGAGTCCGTATCCGACATCACTGTCGGCTGGCCAAGTTTCACCAAGGCCCTGTTAATGAGATCGACAAGTGCGGGCATAGAAAAAGGTGCCCCAGATTAGGCTCTGAGGCGCAGCCGTTATGGGCTAATTAGCCCATCTTGTCTACATACAGGATGTGTCCGGCAACGGTCATCGCAGGAAGGGCTCCCACTGAAACAGTCATCGTCACATTGATGTCCTCCGTAAGAGGGGTCTGGTTCGGATAATTGAACCGGGTCGTGGTGTTGGCTGTGGTATACACTGCAGCAGCAGCCAGATCTCCCGTTCCGCTATACGTGGTCCCGCCATCTGCATCCTCATACCCAAACGCGATCTGGGCATTGGTGGAGTTGGCATTGGTGCTGGCACTGGCGTAAAACGCCCCACCAATAATCGTCGCACCCTTTGGAATGCGAGTGAGTCCCACGGTTACACCACTAGCAGTGGTGCTGGCGGATGTGTAGGTGAACTTGGCGATGCGAACTCGCCCGCCAAGTTGATACGGCTCAAGCGAAGCGCCGGATCCGGCAACCTTCGCATTGAGCGTGGTCATTTCAGTCGAATAAACTGTAGAAGCCATAATCGTTGATCCTTTTCAGTTAAGGGTTAGGTTCCGGCGATTTCGCCGAGGCCTGCGTTATCCGTGCATTGAATCTTGACCACACCCTCTTCCCACATGCGAACAGCGCCCATGGTCGAGTTGGTGTAGGCCTGCACAGCGTATCGCTTGTCAGGGCGCTCGGTGACGCGGACAGTGGTGTCCACCTTCTTCACCAGCATCAGGGCCGACCGGACGAACGCAATACAATCGCGGACGCCGGAGGTTGCACTGAGGCGCGTGGTGCGGACAAATTTGAAGCCCATGAAGGTATCAACCTCGCCGCTAACCAGAGCCCTGACAGTGTTGTAGTCGCTGCTAGTGACCTTAGTGTTGGTCATCAACGAAGCAATCTGGATGGGGTCACATACAAGAATGTGAGGCTCTCCGTCTCCGCCAAGCTTCTCGGACGCCTTGTCCAGGATTAGCTTCGCAGTGCGAAGCTTTCCAGGAGTAAGGTTCCGGTCCCCGCCTTCCGAACTCACATTGGGAACACCATAAGAGTTGCTTGTTAGTGCACCTGTAACAGCGATGACATTGCCCGAAGGAAATGCGACGTCGGTGCCGCCTGCCTTGCCAGTCTTGGCAGTGGCGAAAGCAGCCTGGATGATCAGATCATCCTTCTTACGGTTATGGGCCGCAACAAGGGTCTGGATGTAGGAGCTCGTGGGATCCTGGAGCATCCGAAGCTTGTCCTTCTGATCGATCAGAACAGAAGCGTCGAAATCGCGGATGTGCGACTGACGACGGTCGTGGGTGATCTCCGAATTAACGGTGTCCGCCCAACGGGTGGTGACTTCGGTGACTTCGAGGGAGCCAATACGATCAAAGTAATCGTATTCGCCGGTCTGAGTTTCAACTCGGACGTAGGGCTCCAAGCGAGATTGCATCTGCTCCAAGGCAAGATCGAAATTCGCATGAAACCCATTAACAAACGCTGTATCAACCTGTGACATGGTTTCAGTAAAAGGTGACGTGAGCGGTTAGGCTCCCCGCCGGGAGGCGGACCTTTCCTAGCGAATCACTCGCATGGAGTGCTGTGTGCTTTCCACAGCGTCATTCGGACCCATCGGGCTACCCGAAAGCAAATAACCCTTGCCATATCGACAAGGGTTATGCAACTACTAAACTAGCAGCAATTAGTAGTTAATTAGGATTTGCCCGCTTATGGAGCTCCTGCCAGCGAGCCAAGGCTGCGGGTTTTCCGGGGTGGCGGTTATCGAACAGAATCGCCTGAAACTCCTTGTCTGCCTTAAGCCTGCTGATCTCCATTGCCGCCGAAGTGGAATCCGTCAGGCCAAGCGCATCTGTGGAACCTGTCTTGGCTGCACCGTCCTCGGACATCATCCTGCCTGCCTTGTTGAGAGCCTTAATCAACGGGACATTGTTTCCGAGCCCACTCTTGTCCAGGTAGTCGAAGAGCTCCTGACCCCCAAGCGCAATGGCTGCTTTCTTGGCGATCTCCAGGTTTGCACCCAGTTCGCCTTTCCACTCAGCCTCCAAAGCCTTGATCGTCTCATCCTTCGCTGCAGCCTGCGTGCCCTTGAATCCAACGACAGTCTCATTGAGCGTGGTCAGATGCAGGGCCTCCAGGGCCTGCTGCTGCTTCACCGTTAGACCGAGCTTATGCATCTGCTCCCGAGCAGCCTTCACCTTCTCAGGCACGATCTTCAGATCAGGGTCGAGGGTCAGCCCCTCGGGATCCTTGTAGCCGTCCGGGGTCTTGGGGCGACCAATGCTGTCGTAGAACGAGGACCACTTCGCCTCATCCCACTTGTCAGAAGGAGCCTCGAGCCGGTTGGTTCCGACCAATCGCTGGGCATGGACGTAGCTCTTGGCCAAATCGTCAACGCCTTTGATGCTCGCAAGCGATGCCTCGGACTTCAGATCGTCGGGCAGGGTTGCTTTCCAGTCTGTCGCTGCGGGTTGCCCGCCCATTGCGGACCCGCCAGTAGGTGTGTCTGACATGTTATTCGAGTAGTTTTTTGATTGGATCGTCCACCACCTTCTTCAAGATTGACAATGCCAGATGGCGACGACCCTGGTCGAAAGCATCATCAACACGGCTAGAGCTGGCAGGCTCGAAAAGCCCGCCTGCCTTGAGAATCTCTTCGAGAACCTGTTTGCCTGATTGCGAGGACAGGAAGACATTGCGGAAATTCTGCTTCCGTTGCTCCAACTTCATTTGCTGCTCTTCAAATTCATTCATAGCATGCCCATCACGTCGAGACCTTGGGATTGAGCCTGGGCCACATTCTTCGCAGCCTCCGACATCGGCTTGGCAATCTCAGCTGCCTGTTGCATCGACTGCGCCTCTGCCTTCGACTGCCGATATTGGTCCAGCTCTTCGCCTGCCCTAATAATAGAGCGCGGGACAGAGTAGGCAATCCCAAGTTCAGCAGATACCTGATCCAGCTTCACAGAATCAAACACCTGCTGGTCGATCTGCGCCAAAGGAATGAGGGCTTGGATGTAGCGGTTGATGTCCCCTGCACGAGAACTGAGCTGCGCCTTCGCAGCGCTCGAGATATAGCCAACCTTGAGCTTGTTGGCTTTGATCTGATCCGGGGGCTCCTGCAACCGGCCATGCTTCAGGAGCAGATTGAGTGTGCGCTTCACCAAGGGTCCGAGGAACTCGGACTGCTGGCGGCCCAGCACGGGAGCGATGAACCGCAGCTTCTCTTCCCGGCGATCCATCACTTCCGTCGCTGTCATCTCCAGCTTGGCCTTATCCATCTTCAGCCAATCCGAGTAGAAGCATGTCTTGATGTGATCGCGGATCGAGGAAACCATCTCCAGGGTCAGAGGAATGTTCTGCCCTACTTCGAGAGGCACTGGGGACTCAGATCCGGGCTCCTTGTAGATAAGGGATCCAGGGGATGTGCGGAGGGGAAGTAGGACAGAATCGTTCTCCACAATCAGAGGGGGATCGACGATCTTCTCGGCAGCGCGGATGATCGTCTTCTGCATCTGATTGAGCATCCGAATGTCGGGTAGACACTTGGTCGCGGGCGACCGTCCGTAAACCTCGCCCGCCAGCTTCACCCACCGGCTGACATGCCACGGGAAGAAATCGTATCCCGATTCCTTGAGCAGCGTCGCCGAGTCCTTGTGAACCCAGCAGGACTCGTAAGCCATCTGATCCGCCTTCTCCACCTCCTGCGGGGAGTAGCCTTCGCGAGGATGCACCATGTGGATGACCTCCGTCACCTCTTCAGGGCGAGTCTCAATCTTCTTTCGGACATCTTCCGGGAACGGGGCGTCGGGGAACTTGGATGCCAGCTGCCGGAACGTCATCTCCCTCTTATTGAACACCGTGTCGATGAACCCACGATAATTCTCCTCGACGTAGCACGAGGATGCAGACTGCGAGACGAAGAACACCCGACCGATAGAAGGATCCCACTCCTGCAGCATGTAACCGTTGCCAAACCCACCGGAGTCCAGGAAAACCTCATGCACGCTCTGGTTGAAGCAGGTCTCATCATCCGAATAGACACTGAAGATCGCATCCGCTGTGTGGTCCAGCCATTTGCGCGTCTCCTCCGCCAACGTGTCCGCAGGATTGGAGAGCTCGAGCGACAGCTCGAACCATCGGGATGTGGGGTTCGTCAGAAAAGACTGCAGACCGCTGGCCAGATCTTCCAGAGCGTCAGGAGCAGTGCCGTCGAAAATCGAATCCACCAAGCTGTCAGAGGCCGTCTGATGGCTGAAGAAGTCCTTGCCATACGGGCGCACCAGCCTCCGTACATCCGCCCAGTCTTTCTCATACGGACGACGGCAGGACTCCACCCGCTGGAACTTCGCTAGAATCTCTTTGGGGTCGCTCATGATTATGCTCCAAGGGCTGTCTTATACCGGGGTCGATCTGGTTGGGGAATACCTGCACCTGATGTGAGGACCGTCGAAGCATATCCTCGGGCCTTCCTCGCCGCGTCCAGGGACCGGGCAGCGGGTGCCGACGCATCTGAGATCCGGGGAGGAGGTGACACAGCTGATTGCTGAACCTGCCCGCCGCCCCCGCCCTTATACAAGGCGAGATGTGCGTGTGGCCGAATGCTTCGACCTAGAAAGAAATTTTCTCGTGTCATAAAATACCGGAACACCGTCCCGCTCAAACCCGATCCGGGGCAGAACAAAGGGCATGCTCCGAATGATCAAGGGCAGGGGACCGGCGGCCAGATACACCCACCATGCATTCGGGCTCGGATGATGCACCCACGGTGACACCAGATCATGATACCCAGCTGCATCGTTCACGGGCCTGCCCATTACGAAGAACCCCGGAGTGGATATGACATAACCGTGCTCCAGATGCAACAGCAGATCCTCCCCGAACGACCGGACAGGATTGTCCGTCTCATGCAACCGAATAGCGGCTATCAGATGTGGGCTTATTCCTTCCATTCAGGTAATCATAGTCATCCAAGGCAGTGGACTGCTTTGGCCGACTGTCCAAGGACCGCTGGAGAACCTTGATCGACATAGCGAACATCCGAAATGAATCGGCTGCGTGGCTGGACCAATCATGCTCTGGATTATCCTGGAAGATCCGCTGCTTCTCATTCCACTTCTTGTGATACGAGCGCAGGGCCTTCAGCCCCTTATCCGTCCGTTGATGGTCGAACCAGCAGGCAGATAGGACCGAGCGCGTGGCTTCGATCCCATCCAACACCTCGTGCATTGGGACCACCCTGAACTTCAGTCCCAGCTTCCGGGCCGCCTCGATCCGCGTGATACCGGTCGTGAACTCAGTCACCTGAATATCGTGCGGGCCGAAGTGATACCGGTATGTGTAGTCCTGCCGGTGCTCATGCCCCTCCCGCTGCCCGCGAATGATCTTCACGTAATGGGCCAGGGGTTCGCCCGACATCTCATAATAATCAATGACCCGGAACGTGTCCCGGTGCTGCTGGATGAACCAGATGGTCGTCGAGTCCCGCATACCAATGTCCCAGTAGGTATCGACCTGGAGATTGGGATCATGGGGCACCTTGGTGATCTGACCACGGCGCTCCAGCGCATCCATCTGCTGGGAGTAATAGGCCCCGGACATGGGAGCATCGAACGAGTTTTTGAACTCCTGCTGGATCATCTCCTCCGACATCCCCGCCTGCCGCTCCTCCTCAATCGCCTCATCCGAGATCACAGGCGTCCCATCGTCCTTCTTGGTGCATTCAGGCCCGGATCCCGCCACCAGCTTCTCACAGAACCACCGGGGGTTGTTGCGAGCCATCTCGTAGAGATCGAACCCGTGATTGCGTCCCCGAGCCGTGTAGTTGAACAGCGCCCAACCATCATTCTCCGCCAGGATCGGTCGGATGTAGTTCCAGGCTGCGGGATCCTGGAGGGAGTATTCCGACATGATCACCCCGATAGGATTGGTCCCCACCAGGGAATCAAAATTATCCGAGCCTACGATCCGGTAATTGGATCCATTCCTGAACGTGATCCGCAAATCAGTCTCGTGTTTGTGGTCAATCAGGTCGGGCGGGAAGTAATCGAGGAACTTGCGGCTGTCTTTGGTCGCCCCGTTCCAAATGATCTCCTTCCCCTGCCGGTAGGTCGGGAACACATGCCAATACGTCCCGATCCGTTCATGTGCCTTCACCCCACACAGGTTCAGCGAAAAGAGATCCTTACCGCATCGTCGGTGCCATAATAATACTCCTCGAGCCCTTGGGGTGTCCTGGAAATGCCGCCATGCCGGTAGCTGGTAGTTACGGGGTGACCAGTTGTAGGGTAGGGCAATATCCATCAGAATTTATTGATCGTCAGGTTGATCACGGTGCCTTGGACCTTCGGATCTGTGGGCTTGGACTTGGCGTGCGCGTATCCACCCAGCTCAGCAAGGATCTTGATCCGGGAAGCGGGGTCCAGGTCGGCCTCGATCAGGGAGCCGTCCCGCGTTGGGACCAAGCACTTGTTCTCCCGATACATCTTCACCATCTCCGTAATGGGGCAGAAACCGAGGTCGGCGAGGGTCTGGGCGGCTTTGGACAGGGTCGGCTCCGCAGGAGGCGGCACTGCCACAGCCACAGCAGGAGATGCCATAGGCCCTGTCGGTAGTTCTGGGGGAACCACCGACACAGTCTTGGCGACCGGCAGTCGCTTCTTGTTGGCCACAGGGAGCATAGTAAGGGATTGGGGATCTGGGATCAAGGCAAACGATCACTATCATAATATCTGGGACGGGGGACCGGGATCAGTGTTCGACATCCAGATACTGACTGGCGCGGACCCTGGCCCCCCTCCCCCCGCCCTCGGACCCACGCGCTCGGATCATGCACACATCACGACGCGCCATGACGCGCCATGACGCAGCGCGAAGGGCCAAAACAACCTTCGCACATTATCAGTTCTGTTCTGTTCGAGGTGAAATGGACGTGGGGCGACGGGCAACGCACCATGTATGTATGCGCCACGGGCACGGGGCGACGGGCGACGGGCGGTGAGCGTGGGAGCGCGGACCATGGGCTAGTGTCGGCGAGCCCTACAGTAAGGATGGAAGGATGACCCCAGAGAAAATGGGTGAATACACCCAACCGTAAACCAATGTGGGTGAATACACCCAATTCTCGGTTCTTAGCTGCGCAAACATTGCGCACTACCGGCAAAATTTGCCTACCTGTGAACCTTTGGGGAACTTTAAGATTATGACCTTTTATCATAGCCCTTCGACACACGCCCCACAACCCACTGCAAATGAGCCACTTGCAACGCCTTTTTCAGGGTGTGCAACAAAGTGTGCAACTTTTGACTTTTTGGCGAGCAAACCACTTTCAACTCACAGAATGCAAAGTTGCACAC